GTGTGACTCTGCGCTGGCAGAAGAACTTATGGCTTGGGACATTGACCCACCGCTTCATCATGTGCTGGAGGCTTCAAACGCTTGCGGCCCTGCCATTACCGCCATCGAAAAAGCCTTGGCACAGCCAGAGCCGTGTCAATGCCCAAATTGCAAAGTGACTTTGCACGCAAGCGACTGCGCTGTTCACAACGAGCCAGCGTATCCAAAGGGTGAGTGCAACTGCGGGGCACAGCAATACAACGCCACATCAGACTATCAGTTGATGGAGAACGCACAAGGCGATTTAGAGCGCATAAAACTTGTGCAGACTGGCGTTGGCATAGGCAAGCCAGAACAAAAGCCTGTGGCGTGGGAAAGTTTACTTGGCGCTGTTGCCCGTGGCTGGTGCTACGAGGAAAACGCAAACAAGACAATGGACAGCGACTTGGCTGTGGCAATTGCTAAAGAAGTTCAGGCGCTCTACACCACCCCACCACAACCAGAGCAAAACTTAAATTGCAAATCAACCCAAGCCCGTCTTGCTACTGCATGGGGTTATGTGAAGGCACAACCCAAAGAGCCAGAACAGGAGCCTGTGGCAAGTTATTGCCGTGAGTGTTTGACGTACAACGGACATCAAGAAGGATGCAGTCATTACATCAACAATCCAATCCGTAACCAACTAACGAACGAGCAGATTCTTGAAGCCAATTACCCAGATGGCGAAGAAAACGGGCCGACTATTGCCGCGCCTGACTTTGAATTGGTTTGCTTTGCCCGAGCCATCGAAGCGGCCCACGGCATTAAGGAGTAAGACATGAAACTACCAAAAGAAATCTGGATGTGCGAGAACGAACAAGCAAGATGGTTTGAATTTGAGCAGCCGTATGACCTACCTAATGATGTGACCGTCACCAAGATGGTTCCAGAACAGCCAGAGCAAGAGCCTGTGGCGTGGGCTAACCCAAACGACTTGCAAAACTTTGACATGAAGGTGCGGACAAACGGCGGGCCATTGCACACTGTGCCTCTCTACACCACCCCACCACAGCGCAAGCCGCTTACGAGAGATGAAATGTATGCCGCAATACGCCCGTTATTTAAGACAGACGCACTGGCAGAAGCTGCATTGAGCATCAGTTTTGCGGAATACCGAGCAATTGAAAAAGCAGCCCACGGCATCAAGGGGGAAGCATGAAATGCGAACACTGCGGCAGACCCGCAATGCGTGATTGGATTATCTGCAAACGTTGTTGGCAAATTTTTGCCAGCGAAGCCGCACACGGCATAAAGGAGTAAGAAATGGGTAAAAAGAAAAAAGAAGTTACTTGGTGGAGCACTGAGCTAACCAACTTGACCGACCGCGAAAAGATTGATGCCGTGTGGCCTGAGCATGACCGCACAAGCTGCAACGACAACGATCTGTACAACGCGGGGTCAATCGCGCTGCGCCATCGTTGCGAACGCTGCGAAGCTCTCAGTCAACTTAAATTTCAAGGGCTGCGAGAAGCCGCCCAAGGCATAAAGGAGTAAGACATGAACACAGAAGAAATTATTAAAGCATTGCGCGAAATGGCGAAGTATCCAACAGTCACATTGCCGAGGGATAGCGAAGCATTAAAAGCGGCGGCTGATTTGTTGGCACAGCGCAAGTATCGCCGTGGCGACAGGTTGATATGCCTTGAGACAGAGGAATATTGCGTTATTCATATTTCAGGAACAGACCGACAATGGGTTAAGTTTCCTGATTCACATGTTGGTGTTTATACAAACGAGCAGGTTGCAGAGTTGTTTGAGTTGTTGCACAAAGAGCCAGATCAGGAACCCGTGGCGTGGATTAGCCCCAAAGAACTTTTGGTAATGCGAAGCAATGCGTATGCGGGCGCAAAAGATTGGCGTGTAAACCTTGGGCTTGAACCCGAAGAAGGTGACGTTGGTTTGTACACCACCCCACCACAGCGCAAGCCGCTGACCGATGAGCGATTGGAATTGATTGGTCACGCTGACCTTGCCATCAACAACATTTACATCTTCAACGGATATGGCGAAGAAGTGCCAGAAGGCAGAACGCCTATTTATGCAGGGTACAAAGCCGCCCACGGCATTAAGGAGTAAAACATGATTGAAGAAAACTACAGCGCCGAAGAAGACACCGCAGAACTGATGCGTGTTGGAAAACTACCAAAGCCTCTAAGCCTTGCAGCTATGTTGGAAAAGACCATGCAGTGGCCCTTGCATGGAAAGGCTGCAGACTGTTTGCGCGAGATGTATGAGCTGCTGCAACGCTGCGAGAACGAGATGCGCTACGCAGGGTTTGACAAGCTGGAGGTCGACAACGCCGCAAGGAATGACGTTTATCTAATGGTAAAGAGCTTATTGGAGAAGAACAATGTCTGAATTATGGAAAACGTGGATGGCTACAAGAAAATCAGTGTTTGATTCTGAAAAACCTGTTTATGGTCGAAGTGTAGGTATTGAAATTGGTACATACACATGCGAAATTTGTGAAAACGTGACAACAATTATGTCTATTGATGGCTCAGGTGGTGAATATGGCACATTTGATTGTTGCAAACCGTGTTTTGAAAAACTTTGGGAGAAGCACACATGAAAATCAGAGGAATGATCATCCTAATGACCATTTGTTCAGTGGTAGACACTATTACGGGAATACTGGAGTATTTGAAATGAGCAGCATTTTTCCTGTTCACACGCTTGATCGCGCTCAGGTTCATTGGGAGAAGAGCCTGGGCGAGTTCACCCCGTGGGAGAATCACCAGGGGCTCTGGTTCAAACGTGAGGATTACTTTGCGCCGCTAGGCTATGGCGGCCCCAACGGCAGCAAGATGCGCCAGCTCATCTGGTACATTAATAGATACAGAGCGCAGAAGACTCACATACTCACCGGAGCAAGTGTGCAGAGCCCGCAGCTGAGCATGTCCGCGATTGTAGGAGCACACTATGGGCTCATCGCTCGGCAGGTGGTCTACAGCAGGCCACACACCCTGCTCACGCACGAGAACCCACGTATTGCAGCGGGGTTCGGCGCGCACTTTGAGTATGTAAATGGGCCGTACAACCCGATCATTCAACGCCGCGTGGCCGACCTGACTAAGCCCGCCTCGCTAGTGGTTGAGTACGGCATCACCGTTCCGCATGACCGCTACCCCGCGGAGGATGTGCTCAAGTTTCATGAGGTCGGTGCCAATCAGGTGCGCAACCTGCCGCTCGAGCTCCGCACGTTGATAGCGCCCGCGGGCTCGTGTAACTCGCTTTGCAGCATCCTGCTCGGCCTGAGCCGAGACCCTAAAAATGTAGACTTTCTGATGACCTACGGAATCGGCCCCGACAAGCGCAAGTGGGTGCGTGAGAGAATGGCGATTATGGGGGTTAATATTGATCATCTCCCTTTCCACTGGTCTCATGTCAGCCTGCACGACATGAAGTTTAGCGCGTACAGCGACAAGTTCAAAGGGGAGAGCCATGACGGTATTCATTTTCATCCCACGTACGAGGCAAAAATTTGGCGTTATTTGAGACAAAATAATGAGCTCAATTTTGATGACAAAGCCGGGTTCTGGATTGTAGGCTCGACCCCTAACCCTAAAGTGATTGAACCTTTCTACACGCACAAGGAGCCCGTATGAGCAACGCCTCAACCGCGCAGGCGGTAACTTTGATTCGAGACCACGAGGGCGTGATTGTTGACGCCAAAATTATTGAGCCCATGCCCGCGCAGGTTATACAGAAGAACTACGGCCCATGGCAGAGCCTAGAACAAATCGTACGCTGGGTGGAGGTCTATCACAACATAACTGGAGAAGCGAAATGAAAAAACTCGCAACCGACCTGGGGCACGTATTGTACTGGTTTATGCCCTTTGCCAGCACCTTAGCGTTTGCTTACGCCTTAGGTGCATTTGTGGAATGGTCGCGTAATCCGGTAGATTGGGCATGGTCGGCGCGTTACTTTACCGTGGTTTTCGGCTTAGCGCTCGGGTTCGCGGTTGATCGCAGACTTGAATCTGACGTAAGGTGGTGAGTATGAATATTGTTATATTTGAAGACGTTGCTAACGTCTTTGTCCTTTGCGCACTGCTTGGGGTGGGGGTTGTGGCTTTAGTCGGGTTGCTTTTTATGTACATTGCCGCGCTTGGAATAATGGAGAGTTTGAATGATTGACTACCGACTGCCGGAAAACCGAAATCAGTTCTTTACGGATTTGTACGCTATGAACCTAGAGCACCGGATTATGCCCGGCCTGGTATACTTGTACATGCCCGAGCTGGCGCAGCGTAACGGGTGGGGCGCTGAGCAGAAGTTATGGTTCGCGTTCCTCAACGGCATGACGCAGAACCCTATCACCTCTCTCAGGCTGTTTGAACGCCTGCCCGAGTGTCCGCCCGCGGGCTCAACACTCAGCAAGTTTGAAGAGTGGTTCAACAGCGAATGGGACACATTGCAATTCGATACAGACCGCAGGTATCAGAAAAAAGAAACCGTAATAGCTATAAAGAGATACGCTGAACTGGTTGATAGTCATGGCTCTCAGGAGGGAATGCTGAGCGGTAAAACGTACTCACAGCTCTGGACGCTGGTGCGCGGGAATTACTACTCATTCGGACGGTTGTCCTCATTCAGCTACTTGGAGTATGTCTACCTGAAGGGGTTCGGCGCGGACTGTGACAGTCTGTTGTTTGAGGACAAGTCGGGCAGCAAGTCGCACCGTAACGGAATGCTGTTCCTGCTCGGTAAAGATGATCTCGTGTGGGACAAGCGGCTACCTAACGGGCAGACCGGTGAATACAATAACTTCAAACCGATGTGTGCCTTCTTAGCCGCGGGGGCGGACATTTGGCTCGATCTGTTCAAGTCTCAACACCCCGAGCTGACCGGCGCCTCTCTATTCACACTTGAGAGCAACTTGTGCACGTTTAAGAATCACTTCTTCGGTCGTCGTTACCCTGGGGTTTACGCTGATATGGCCTGGGAGCGGATCCTATGGGCAGATGAACGCAACCTGCAGGAATATACCGAAGTATTCAAAGACATACGCTCCGATAGGCTGCCAAACTGGCTCCGCGCTGAGTGCGAAAATAAATACCGCAGCGTTGCGGAAAAGGCTAAAATTTTCCCCGCGACGGGTTCGCTCATCAGGCTTGGTGAGTACCGGCCCGAGCGCTATAACGTAAAGGAATAACAAATGACACCCAAGCAACGGCAGCATGCGCTTAAGCGGCTGAGCAATTTACCCCTCGGCAGCGACAACTACGGTTGGCACAAACACTACGCGGAAGTGTTCAATAAAACGGGCAGATCTGACGCCGCACATTTAGCGATGTGGTATTTGTTGCTGCACTTGGCGTTCGGGGGTGAGAAATGAGGCGAGCCATACTCTCAGTTCGCGGTACGTTCGGTTCGGGTAAGACCACCGCGGTGCGCGAGTTCATGACTCGATACCCCACTACCGAACTGCGCAACTCGGCGGGTAAAATCATGGGTTACAAGTGTGACGCGAGCGCGGCGCTCGTACAGCAGCCGATCTTTATAGTCGGCAAATACGACAACGTCTGCGGTGGGACGGATTCAATCAAGACTCAGGACGAGATTGCCGAGCGTATACACAAGGCGCACGCCCGGGGGCATGTTTTGTTCGAGGGCGCCCTTGTCTCAGCCTCGGGGCTCGCGGGTGCGGTTACGCAGTCTATTCACCCCACGGGGTGCGATGTGTACGCGTTTTTGAACACCCCTGAGGAGTTGTGCATCGAGCGCGTAAAAGGCCGCCGGGCCGCTGCGGGTAACGCTAAACCTTTTGACCCTGTGAACCTAGTAGACAAGTTCAAAAGCGTGGTGAACTGCTACCGTAACCTGAAAGCTGCCGGGGGGTTTGATGTACGCGTGATCAATTACACCGACCCGCATCCTTCGCTGGTGCAGGTCTTCTGGGAGTTCGAGCAATGAATGACATGTTGTTAGAGTTTGTGTTTGAGCGCGAGTCAATTCGCTTGAAGCGCGAGGCCGGGGCGCCCGCCCCATGGACTAAAGACTTAGTTCTACAGAAGTACAAATTCACTAATATCCGTCGCAAAGACGATAGGGTTTCAAAGTGGATCATCGATCACCTAATCGCCCCCCAGGCTGACGCACCGGACTTGTGGTTCACGCTGTTCCTGGCTCGGTTAATCAACTGGCCGCCGACTCTGCAGCGGCTGATTGATGCCAAGGTGTTGCCAACCTACGCGGAGGGTTTCAACGCTGCGGGGTTCATAAAAGTTGTTGAGGACGCTAAAACACACGGCAAAGTCTATTCGGGCGCGTATATGGTCTTTCCGACAAAGAACAAGGGCCGCGGTAAAGCTGAGGCTATGTGTGAGCACATAATTAGCGACGTGATTAAGCGCGCCCCGCTCATCCGTATGGCGCTGCGCGCCGGTCGAATTGAGGGCTTTGTGCATGAAATGTCTAAGTGTTTCGGCGTCAGCACCTTCATCGCGGGGCAGGTCGCAGCAGATTTGACCTATATGCGGCGGCAACTGGGCCGGGCGCCGGACTTGCATACCTTTGCGCCCTTAGGCCCCGGTAGCCAACGCGGGCTGAATTACGTCTACGGGTTCAAGCCGTATCACACGTGGAATCAAGACTCATTCAACGCGGCGCTCATCAAAATAAGGGCTGAAATCGTTGACAAGTTGAGTATAACCGACCTGACACTACATGACGTACAGAATTGCCTTTGCGAGTATAGTAAATACTGCAAGGTGATCTTTAACGAAGGCGCCCCTAGAACACTTTACAAACCTGAGACGGAGTTCTGAAGATGGAAATCACCACACGTAACGCAAATACAATGTTTCAAGATATGTTCTGGCGTTTGAAGACCTCTGGCATTCCGGTTGAAACGCGCAATGGCCCTGCCCTGCGCATCCCCGAGCCTGTAATGACAACTGTAAAGTATCCTCAGGAGCGTATCTTGTTTCACCATGGGCGAGACGCTAACCCCATTTTCCACATGTTGGAGCCGATTTGGATGCTCGCCGGGCGGCGCGACGTCGCGTTTTTGAAGCGCTTCAACAGCAAGATTGGGGCGTACTCGGACAACGGGAAGATTTTTAACGCTGCCTATGGTTACCGCTGGCGTCATCACTTTGGAAACGATCAGTTGATTGAGGTCATTCAACAACTGCGCAAGAACCACGACACCCGCCAGGCCGTGGTGCAGATGTGGGCCCCGGAAGATTTGACCAAAAACACTAAAGACAAAGCCTGCAACATGCAGCTCATCTTTGAAATTCAGAACGAAAAGCTCAACATGACGGTGATTAACCGTAGCAACGATGCGTGGTGGGGTTACGCCGGGGCTAATATCGTTCACTTCAGCGTTGTGCAGGAGTTTGTAGCCTCCGCGGTGTGTGTCAACTTGGGGGTGTACCGCACCTTCAGTACCAACCTGCACTTGTATACTGAGTTGTACTCAGCGACTAAGTATATTGAGAACCCCCCGGTGGCCGAGGACTACGACTTGTATTCAGCGTGCCTGGTGCGCCCGGCGCCTATACTCGGTGCGGGTAGCTACCGCACGTTTCTTGAAGAGTGTGAGTTGTTCTGCGATGATCCGATTAAAATCCGCCGTTACTCTCACCCGTTCTTCACCAACGTGGCCTACCCCCTCGCTATGATCAGCCACACCCGTAAGACTAAAGCCGGTGACGGTTCCGCTTGGGCTGCCAAAATCACTCATGAAGACATTCGCCGCGCCGCTAACGATTGGATTCATCGCCGGGAGCTCGCACTGGCAGAAAAATAAATTTTAGCCCTGCGTAAAAACAGGGCTAAAATTCGCAGCATAGCTTTTTAACTGTATAACTGGAGAACTGAAGTGAACCTTTCAAACTTGGAATTTATGCTCAACGGGTCGGATGTCCGCCGATATCATACCGTACGCACACTAGCCGCGGACACCGTGGGGCATCACTCTCACGGTGTTGCGTTGTTATGCCTACTCATGGTTCCAGACGCCACCGCTGAATTACTAACCGCCGCGCTGGTTCATGACCTGGCTGAGCAAAAAACCGGCGACATTCCCTCTCCCGCAAAACGTCTCTACGGCATCGGTGATCAAGTCAGCCGTGTTGAGGAGTCCCTGCTGAAGGACGGCGGTTTCCCGTTACCTGACCTGGAAGACTGGGAATATCGCACTCTGAAACTAGCCGACATTGCCCATGGCGCGCTGTTCTGCATTCGTGAAATTCAGCTCGGCAACCACAAAATGGCCGATGTGTATCATCGGTATATGTCCTACGCATGGGACATGATGCCCGTGCACAAAGAATACAAACTGTTTAAACTGATTGGGGAAATGTACGCAAATGAAAGCAAATGACAAACAAGTGGGCGGCTCGCACTATAAATCTAGCATTCAGCACTGGGACTACGTGCTGGCTAATGATCTTGACTATTTCCAGGCTCAAATCACCAAGTACGTCACTCGCTGGAAAAAGAAGAACGGTATTACCGACCTGCAGAAGGCGTTGCATTTCTTGGAGAAATATATCGAGGTTCAGAACAAGATTCTTGACAACGGCGAAGAACCCACTTCAAGTTACGTGAATCAGGATCGTTGATGCCTACCCTTGTATTCGATTTTGAGACCCTGCCCAATTACACAGTGGTCGGGTTTAAGGATGTCGACTCAGGCCGCCGTAAGCAGTTTCGCCGCAATGAGCCTGACGCCCCGGCACGCCTGCGTGAGTTCATGCTCCAACCGGACACCACTTTTGTCGGATTCAATAATCATTCTTTTGACGATGTGATTGTTGATGCGTTCTGCGCAGGGCGGACTGAGCTAGAAATCAAACGCATTGCGGATGCGCTCATCGTGCGGCGTTTAAAACCCTGGGTTGCGCGCCGACAGTTCAACTTAGCGCCTGTGCCGTTTGACTCAATCGACTTGATTGAAGTTGCGCCCTCGTTTGTAGGTTTAAAAGCCTACGGCGCGCGAATGCACATGCCCAAGTTGCAGGACATGCCGTTGGCGCATGACGCCGAGGTCAACGATGAACAGAAGCAGCAGATTGACGAGTACAACTGGAACGACCTAGACACGACTGAAGAGCTGCTACGTCGTTTAGACTCAGAGCTGCTGCTCCGCGTGGATATGAGTCGCCGTTATGGGGTGGACATGCGTAGCAAGTCGGACTCGCAGATGGCAGAGGCGGCGTACATTGCCACGCTCAAGTTGAAGCGACAAGATGTTCCCGTGCCTAAGACCATTCGCTATGCTCCACCCGGGTTCTTGTGCTTTAATAACGAGTACCTGCGTGCGCTGCTCAAACGGGTGAGCGAGCACACGTTCCGTATGAATCCGCTCAGCGGACACGTCATACTGCCGGACTTCCTGGGGGAAGAGCTCGTCGGGTTTAACGGCGGTGTTTATCAGCTCGGCGTGGGGGGTATTCATAGCGCGCATGACCGTAAGGTATGTCACGTCGCGGGGGAGGATTATGTCATATGCGACATCGACGCCGAGTCGTTCTACCCCTCACTCATTTTGCTCGCCGGTATGTACCCAGAGGCCGTGGGGTCGAAGTTCCTGGACGAATACCGCAAGATCTACGACAAACGAATCGAGGCCAAGCGCACGGGCGACAAGGCTACCAATGAGACGTTGAAGATTTCGCTCAACGGCACGTTCGGCAAGCTCGCTAGCAAATACTCGGTGCTGTACGCGCCGGAGTTCATGCTCGCCGTAACGCTCACTGGGCAGTTCACGCTGCTCATGTTGATTGAGCGACTTGAGCAGGTTGAGGCCGTAACCTTAAGCGCGAACACTGACGGTATTGCAGTAGGCTATCCCCGTAAGATTGAAGAAACGGTGAAGAACGTCGTAAAGGCTTTTGAGCTCCACACCGGGCTGCGTTTTGAGTTCACGCCTTACCGCGCGTTGGCGATGAAGGACGTAAATAACTACATCGCGGTGAAGCCTGACCGCTCGCTTAAAGAGAAGGGTATTTATGCCCCTCTGAGCCTAAAAAAGAACGCCACCGCGGGAGTTTGTGCGGCTGCTGTAGGCCAGTGGCTGGCCCGGGGTACGGCGTTTGCTGAAACCATTAAAAACGCGCCATTTGTGGACTTTATAAGTGCGCGGAACGTGACCGGCGGTGGTGAGCAGATGGGTAACTACCTGGGCAAGGTGGTGCGGTGGTATCAGAGCAATGATCCCGCGCTGGAGCCTATCCGGTACAAGACTAACGGCAACAAGGTGCCTAAGTCTGACGGCGCCCGCGCGTGTATGACTATTGACCCGCAGGGCGAGCACCCCGCCGACCTGGACTACGAGTGGTATATTACCGAGGCGGTTAAGATTTCCTGCGACATCGGCTGCGCCGAGTATTTAACACCCGAGCTACTCGCCCGGGTAGAAGTAAAGAAAACTAAGAGGAAAAAGAAAGATGAATAACGAACGTATAGTGTTCATCGTGCATAACGACAGCCGCAAGAATTACTCCGACGCGGAGCGTTACGGCGCGTTGCGGGATGTCTTTGGCAACGTGGCGCGGAACTATAACACCCCCCGGATGATTGTTCACGCTCGCAAGGTGCTCGGCGAATGGGTTCCGGGCGATTATTTGCTCATCAGCGGCGACCCTACGCTCTGCGGTATAGCTATGATTGCGATTGCCGAAAAGCACGGCCTGGTGGACGTGTTGAAGTGGGACAAAGTGGACTTCAAATACGTGCCTCAGCGCTGGGACTTTGACGCGGCTGAGCTGAACGAGTTTTTAACGGCGGAAGACTGAACCGCCTCTAACCAAGAAAGGAAAACAAATCATGTCAAATTGGAAAGATACTTTGCGGGTCGGCCCGCAGCAGGTTCCCCCGCGAATCTGTTTGTACGGAGGGCACGGAATCGGCAAGTCCACGCTGGCTAGTCAGTTTCCCGCGCCAATCTTCATCAGCACGGAGGACGGCATCGATTCGCTAGACGTGACGAGCTTTCCCAAGGCGCAAAAGCTCACGGATGTGGTCGAATCGATCAAAACCCTGCTCAAGGAGGAACACGACTTCCGCACCGTGGTTGTAGACTCGGTCGATTGGTTAATTGAGCCTTTAATAACTGCTAGCGTAGACGAACAGTACGACGAGAAACAACAAAGCTACGGCAAGGGCCAAATGTACGTAGCTGAAGAGTTCCGTGAGATCTTGCAGGGCCTAGACGCCCTACGCACTCGCCGCAATATGAACGTAGTGCTCATCGCTCACGCCTCGGTAGTGAAGTTTGAAGACCCCCGCACTGACCCCTACGACCGCTATACACCTAAGCTGCCTAACCGCTGCAATGCGTTGCTGCAGGAATGGGCAGACGTGTTGGCGTTCTGCGCCTTCAAAGTCATCATCAAGAAAGCGGACGCCGGGTTCAACAAGGAAGTCACCCGCGGCGCTAGCACCGGCGAGCGGCTGCTGCACTTCGTGGAGAACGCTGCGTACGCGGCTAAGAACCGTTACTCATGTCCCGATACGGCTGAGATGACGATTGAGAACTTCAAGAAACTCATTCCCATTGCGGAATAAACATTTTCAACACAAACAGGAGTATATAACATGGCTAAATTTGGATTTGATCTCGGTGAAGTAGAAGCAGGTAACGGCGGCTCGGGTGGAGGTAGCTACGAGCCCCTGCCCGATGGCGATTACGTCTTGAAGGCAACCGAGGCAGTTGAAAAGCCCACAAAAGCGGGCACCGGTAGCTTTATTGCAGCGACTTTTGAAGTCGTTCGCGGCGAGCACGCAGGCCGCAAAGTGTGGAACAATTACAACATTAACAACCCGAGCGAGAAAGCTCAGCAAATTGGGCGCGCGCAGTTGAAGGACTGGGCCACCGCATGTGGCAAGCCTAACGCTGATGACACCGACGTGTTGATTGATGTGCAGTTTAGCTGCACGCTAGGACTTGAAAAGGGGCAAAACGGCTACGGTGACCGTAACAAGATTACGGGCTACTTGTTGCCTGAGGTTAAGGGCGCGGTAAAGCCCGCGGCTAAGCCCTCCCCCGCCAAGACTGCTGCCGCTCCTGCCAAGTCCGGCAACCCCTGGGATTAAGCTAACTAAAAGCCCGCCCCGACCTTTCATCTGAGCTTGACCCACTCGGCAAAAAGTCTGAATGTGAACGAAACTCTGGGGGCGGGGCCTGTGCGAACGACGGGTTCATAGAACAGGGGACGCGGAATTCAGAAACGGGTCAATTCTTAACGTATAACTCAAAGGACATAACGATGGCAGCGATACCACCAGACGCCGAGCAGGAAATCATCAACCGCGTGTACGCCACGTATGAAGCCAAGGAGCAAGAGCGCGGGCTCTACCTAGGTCGACTAGGTGCGTCGTTCATCGGCAAAGAGTGTTTGAGAATGATATGGCTAGACTGGCGAGCCTATGCCCGCCCGAGCTTTGAGGGGCGCATGCTGAGGCTTTTTGAAACTGGCCACCGGCAGGAAGAACGCATCATCCAGGACTTGCGCTCCGCAGGTCTGCAGGTGTTTAGCGAGGACGCCGAGGGCAACCAATACGCTTTTACCGACCCCACGGGGCACTTAGTGGCCAAGGTGGACGGCGTGGTCACGGGCGTTCCGGGCAGCAGCAAGGCGCACCTGTTTGAGGCCAAGAGCCACAACAAGAACAGCTTTAGCGGGTTTGCCAAAAAGAAAGTGCTCGAGGTCAAACCCGAGCACTACACGCAGACGCAGATGGGGATGGCGCTCGGGGGCTTTGAGCGTGGGCTCTACGCGGCTATCTGCAAAGACGACGAGAAGTACTACGTGGAGCGTCTTCACCCAGACAAGCCGCATGTTGAGGAAATGCTGAAACGGGTAGTCAAGCTCGTAGACGCAAGGCTGCGCCCCGCGGGAATAAGCGACGATGGCGAGGCTTTCGGCTGCAAGTACTGCGACATGAAAGAGGTGTGCACTGGGCGGGCTGCTCCGCTACGCACATGTCGATCATGCCGTAACTCTGAGCCGACAGAGAACGGTAGCTGGACTTGTAATTTGAAGGGTATTCCGCTTTCCCTTGATGAACAAAAAGCGGCATGTCAACATTACGAGGTGCTTTGATGAGTGATATAAAAATGACCGTCGGAATAGACCCCGGCGCCTCGGGGGCGATAGTCTTCCTTGACGGGGGTAAGCCTATCGAGTGGATGCTGATGCCGACCCTAAAAGTCGGTTCAGCCACGCGAGTTAACGCCGCCGCGTTAGCTAGCCTGTTTAACCCTGAGCTTTACATGTACGACGCCTATCTTGAGCAGGTGGGTGCGATGCCCGGACAAGGGGTGTCGGGCATGTTCAACTTTGGGCACTCCTGCGGAACGGTCTCAGGCGTGCTCGGCGCGCTGCGGATACCCGTTACAATGGTCACCCCGCGGGCTTGGAAAAAGCGCGCAGGGTTAATGGGTCAGGACAAAGACGCTGCGCGCACGCGAGCCGTTCAGCTCTGGCCCGAGTGGCGCGACCTAGACAAAAAAGGCAACGGGCAGGCGCTAGCGGACGCGGCTTTAATCGGTTTATACGGAGGAATGAAATGACAAATTACGCTTTGATGTTGGATATTGAGACCCTAGGGCTGCGCCCCGACTCGGCAGTTACGCAGGTGGGTGGTTGCGTAATCAATCTTGACGGGCGGTTTATTGATGAGAAATGGAATTTCAATCATTTAATTGAAGTGAACCCCGAAAAACAACACATCGACTGGGGCACGCTTTGTTGGTGGATGCGTCAAGACCGCAAAGTGGCTGAGGGGGTTTTCAAAGAAGACGGACGTATACCCGCGATTGACTTGTTTTACGCTTTGAAAATAATTGTTGACGCGCACCCGGATATCACCGTATGGGGTTCGCCCGCGATGTTTGACCTGCCGATTCTAACCTCACTTTGGAACGGTGAAAAGCCGTGGCTTTACAATTATGAGCGCGACCTTATGACGCTATATAAGACTTTTGACCCACTCGGTAAGTTAAAACCTGCAGAAAACGGAATGGCCCACGATGCGTTGGCCGATGCGCTCTGGCAGGGTAAATACCTGCTCAATCTGAATGAAGAAATCTCACGCTTAGGATATCATATAGCATGAACCCTGCAGACTACAAAGATCCCGCCACAGCTTTTCCTATCATTCCCGGCAACGCCCGGTGGACATGGGAAGCGTGTTACACCGACGGCACGAGCTCTTACAAGTGTACAGCGTGCCGCAAAGAAGTGAGAGCGCTGACACCCGAACAGGCTGAGTACAAACACAAGTGCATAGCGGGCGAAAATGACCGACGCCCTTAACGTCGGGCTCACAATGTGGTTGTTAGAGCCGCTTTTTGTAGCTCTAGCCTGCTCAATATTAAGCGAAACCGGCTTGGTCGATGTCTGGTATTAAGCCGTGGCGGAACATTCAGCACACACCGCGAAGACCATGTTGGTGTGTTTGACGCGGTCATCAAGGCCGATTGTTCCACCATTGATCTTTTTTGTCAACGCCACCCAGTCAGCCGACTCGGCGGGGGTGTTGCACCCGTGCGTTGTCCAGAACCACGCTGCAGTCAGAGCCGCGTACTTAGGCGTTGCTACTAGGTCGGGATTCATCACGAAATCAACGCCCAGAGCCTGCCCGGCATGATAATAATTCGCGTGCCCAGTGAGCTGAATGCATCCGCGACCACGAAAGCGATAGCCATCACCAGAAGTCTCGTCTCGATTCCCCATGCGGTTGGCGTACACCATGTTGGCAATTTTCTTGGGGTTTCCGGCGTAGGCATTGGCCACCTCTTGTGTTGGAAATCGTTTGGGCCAGAGCTTCATCAACGTGGCGGCCCGGTAGTTCAGGTTTTCTTCTAACACTCGAAAATTGCCGCACTCATGACCACACTGGCCGATAAAGGCGGCCTGTTGCCTGGGAGTGGCTATGTTGAATTGAGTAAAAGCCTCATTTAACGCAGGCACCCATTCCAGACCTATTCCAAGCCGTTGCAACTGTTCAGCGTTGATCATTCACTTGCTCCCGGGCGGCGTTGTAGGCTGCGATGCAGGCGTTGAGCCTGTTGATGGCTTGGTCTCCTTCGGCTGCGAGTTGAGCAATAAGGAGGAGAGTCTGTCGGTCAGATTCGCTTGCATCTTGGCTATCTCCGGCGGCAGCGGGGGCACTTGCACTGGTTTGTACGCAACCTGAGGAGGGGAGGCGCACCCGCCCAGCACGAATAGCGCGGTCAAGAGAAGACTGTTTTTCAGTAATGGCATCATTAGCCTCCTTCAGCTGTGATGAGGTGGAGTAAAGTTGCTCGCTGAGCTTTTGCTCCCGAGCGCGGGATTCTTCATTCTTGCTTGCAATTTCGGCCTGCATCTCTAAGTCGCGCTCGGCCCAACCCTTATGGTGACCATAAGCGTACAAACAGACAGCGATTATGAGGGCAACTACGACGGACTTCATGCTTCGGCCCTCGCCGCGGCGCGCTCATTGGCGATTTCTTCCCGCGAAGGGTCAACGTAGTCCGGCGGAGTGGTGGGGGGAGGAGGGGCGCGCCATTCTTCGTCGTAAAGCGTGGGCGCTAACCCCATCCAGTTAAAGTCGGGCATCGCAGCTGGGGAAGCAGGCGCCGCGCTGGGTTGCGCAACCGTCGGAGCGGAGGTCGGGGGCGGCGTTAACACCGCAGGCGCAATCTTCTCCGCCAGCGCCTTTGCTCCTTTATTCACGGCGAACATACTGACGATTGTCGTAATACTGCTCGACATGATGAGCACGATGTCGTTGAGCATTTTAGTAAAGGCTTGATCAATCGGGGCCATGCCTTTCATCGGTTGGCTGACGAACATGACCGAGTAGATCATAGAGCTGACAATCCCCCCGAAGACAAACATCAACACCACCACCACCGTGGCCCAGACCAGCGCCTGAATGAGCGTAACGAGCTCGTCAACGGTTTTGATCTCAAACATTTTCATTTTGCGGGCTCCGATGCACCGGGTTGAGCAGGGATTTGTTTCTCCAACACGGGCGCCACTAGGTAATCCGGGCAGTCCTGCGTGAACAAACAATCCGGACGCTGGCAACGTTTTTGCGGCCAGTTCTTAGGGTCTTGACAGTAGTACCGGTAGCGGTCTTCGCAGCCACTAATCAGCATCAGGCTCAGGATCAATACGAGGCTTTTCACGTTTCTTTTCCTTTTCTTCAAGACGTAGAATCATAGCGTCTGCTTTGTTAATACGCTTTTCCACATGCAACACCATAGCCGAAAGCACCATGATGCAGAATATCAACAGTGTGACGATGATTGCCCAAAATTTAAATTCGTTCATAGAGTGAAATACAGTCCCGCTGTCTCCAGCAGCCCTAGAAACACCACCACTGCGTACATCAGTTTGTACGTTAGGATTTCTCTGCGGTGTTCGTGTCGCCATTGCTCATCCCGATCTTTCTTTGCCTTGACGTCGCGGGCAAACTCTTGCTCTTCCAGAATTTGGTTGTACATCTTGAGAAACCGTTTGTAAAGGTCTTGCAGCCCGAGCTTTTCAGGCGTGTAGGTCATGGCTTCGCGTACCTGTGTAGACAACTGTGTCATCTGCCACTCAAGTTCAATTCGATCAATCGCACTGTCGGCAACTTTCTCGGTGGTGAGAGATTGCTGTTCAAGTTCCCGGCAGTGTGCTTTCAGCGCTCGAATGGCCTCAAAATAGACTTTGAGATGCTCGCAAATTTCATGGACTGCGCGTGCTTGGTACTCTTCGTAGCTGAGTTCTTGCTCTTTGCGTTTAACCGCACTAGGTTTGGATACTCCCGGTTGACTCGCTGGCGCAGGCTGCGCTTGCGCAACAGGGTTAGGATTTTTGGGCTGCAAAAGGTTTCTAAGCCAACCCCAGAACCCCAAGACTTCTCCGTAGATTGCTTTTGCATTCCCAACTCCCCCCTCAACAGTCTTTTTAAATTTGTCAATTTCAGCCTTACCCTCTGCCAAGAACTGGCAGCCGGTGCGTATCGCACCGACCGCGCTCTGAGCCATGAGGAGAAGACTAATGGGATCCACATCTTAGATACCGAAAAGTTTTTGTATGAGCGAGGCGGCAACCCCTGGGCCTAACAATACACAAGCCATCACCGCGTACAGCAAATACTCGATCTTAGTCATGCGCTCGGAGCCTTTGTTTAGTGACTCGCTAATTCCTTTGTAACGCTCGGCGCATACCGCTTCATGTGACATCAACTTAGCCTCAGTATTAGAAATCATCTGTTCTTCTGACATGATTCACCTCTATTATGCTTGCGCCCAAGGAACGCCAGCAGCTTGCACAGGGTTCTTCAGTAACTCAATCTGAGAGGCCAAAGCAGCTTCCGTGGCTTCTTTATCAACCCAAGGCAAAGGTTGTGCAGATGGGCTGACAGGTGGGTTGTTGATTGAGTCGATCTGACCTTGCACGCATGCCTCAAGGCTGCTGATCGTCTTGGGATCAATCCAGCCCAAAACTTGGTCTTGGGTCAGTTGATCGTAAGGGGTGAAGCTGGGGTCATCAGCAGGAAGTGTGAACTGCTGGCTTCCGTCAATCTCAGCGGTGACGTCGCCGTCCACGCCTACAACCTTGAACATCGCGTTGACGACCACATCGGTCTTGCCCTCAACTTGAGGCAGGGTGTACATGCGGGTGATGATGGTGGTGGTGAAGTTTGTCATGTTTTTTCCTTTTGGTTATATGCCTGCTGCTGCAAGGCGGGTGGTGAGTTGTTCAATCATGGCTTGTTGCTCTTGGATGGCTTTGACCAGAGTTGGAATCAGTGTTTCATGGTTAATGTTCTTGTATTCAATGCCATCTTCACCAGCCTTTGATGTGCTAACACATTCTGGAAATACTGTTTCAAACTCTTGAGCAATAAAACCAGCAGCATTTTTCTTATCTTGACCTTTACCTTCTTTCCAATCAAAACGGCGAGGTTTAAGCGCCATGATTGCGCCAAGTCCTGTATCAATGTCACGGACATTTTCTTTAAGGCGCTGATCGGAAATGGCAGTAATAACAATAGATGTGGCATGAATAGTACCGCCCCAATCCACATAGAAACGATAGGCAGAAGCTCCCGTTGAATACATAGAGAATGTTTCAGTGGCGCCTGTTGATGCGGCGCTAACAGCACGCACACCTGATGATGTTGGGTTAATCGAAACCCCTACGCCAGATGTACCAGCGGCATCGGGTGTACCCACTCTATAAACGCCGTTGCTATCAAAAAAGCCCCGTGGGTTTCCATCCCCATCAGACAGCACGATGAAGTTGCTTGCTGTGCGAATGTCGAGGCCGCCTTGGTTGCCTGAGTAGCTGCCAAGAATGGTGTTCTTAGAACCAGTAGTTACAAAATATCCAGAAGCAGAAAATGCGTTGTTTCCAATAAACGTATTGCCAGTGCCAGTTGTAATGCCGTATCCAGTTTGAGAACCAATAAACGTATTGCCACTTGCAGTTGTTCCTGTATACCCCGCTTCATAACCCACAGCGGTGTTGTTGGAGGCTGTATTAGTGTTGAGAGCTTGATAGCCGACCGCAGTGTTGTAGGCGCCCGTACTATTTGTTGTCAATGAAAACGTGCCAACTGCGGTATTTCCATTTCCCGTTGAATTAAGTTTACCGGACTGGTAACCCACAAATACCCCACCCGAGTTGTCGGTGTTGGCATACCCGGCTTGAAAGCCAACAGCAGTGACGGCAGCTCCAGCACCTGCATATGCCGCTTGGAAGCCAATTGCTACGCTATTGTTACCCGTTGTGTTATTTGAAAGAGCGCCAACACCCATGGCGGTATTGTTGGCGCCTGTTGAGTTGTAATACATTGAGGGCAAAACAGAGCCATCGAACCCACCCACTGCGGTATTACCACTACCCGTCGTATTGCTGTTGAGTGTGGTTCTGCCAACAGCCGTGTTTCCTGCCCCAGTTGTGTTTGAGACGGCTGCTTGATAGCCCACGGCGGTGTTGTAAAGCGCTGTTGTGTTGGAAGACAGCGCTCCATCTCCGACGGCGGTATTGTTCGACCCTGTGGTGTTCGCCACAAGGGCAGATGCTCCCACCGAGGTGTTACTGGTGCCTGTAGAGTTTGTGTACAGGGAAAGATAGCCCACACTTACGTTGCGAGTTCCTGTCGTGTTTGTGAAACTGGCAGCAAACCCCAAGGCCGTGTTGTAGTTGGCGGTGCTGGCCTCAAGAGCCCTAGCACCAACCGCAACGTTGCTTGCGCCCGTTTGATTGGTAAGCAGAGCCCACTTGCCAATTGCTACGTTTTGATCGCCTGTGGTGTTGTTGTACGAGGTTTGATAACCCACAGCAGTGTTGTTAGAGGCTGTGGTGTTTGCCTGAAGAGCTTGTGCTCCTATGCCTACATTACTGTTACCTGTGGAATTGAAAAGGGCTCGGTAGCCCATCCCTACGTTGTAATAACCAGATACGTTTGCATTGAGCGCTTGATACCCAAAAGCACTGTTTTGAATACCGTCTTGATTTGAGTTCAGCGCATTTACACCAAAACCAGAATTGCTTGAGCCTGTCGTATTTGCTGCCAAAGCATTTGCACCCACCGCAGTGTTGGTAGACACAGCGCCTGCACCACGACCAACAGAAACACTGTTAACCCCAAGTGTTGCCCCATCAAACGTCAGCGCAGAACCAGTGGTCAGGACTTTAGAACTATTGAGGTAAGCAACACCGTTGGCTGCGCCGCCGGGTAGGGATACCGCACCCGCAGAGCTGATTGCCAGTGCGTCCGTGGCCGATGAGTTCGTGGTGAAGTGGATGCCGTTTGCGCCAATAGTGCCCAACACCAAGTCTGTACTGGCCGACAGGAAGTAAGCATAACCCGGTGCGTTAATTGAGCCCGTGCCGCTGTAACCGCTTGAGTTGATACCCACGGTAGCGTAGTTGGTCGAGGCTGTTCCTTGGTCGTTGTACGCAATGAACTCAGCCGATGCCGCAGTGCCCGCGCTGGTGTTTTGGATGACGTTCTGGAAGTAGCTGTTTACACTTGTTTGCGCAGACTGCACGATCCCGGTATCGCTGAAACTCAACGTGCCGTAGTTCAACGGGCCTTTGTTGGTCGAGCCGGTGGTTGCGGTGTTGGTCGTGTGAGACGGGGTTACGAGGGTGGTTCCATCCCAAGTGAAGGAGGCCGAGTCTTGCAGCAGACCGGCTGTGCCCGCATACGTCACGCGCCCCGAGGTCAGCGCCCGGTTCTGCAGCGTGTTAAAGACCCCGTTGGCCGAGGTGTACGCCACGCAACGTACAACGCCCGCGGCCTCGCCCCGGAACGTGGCTACGTCGCCCGCGGCGGTGGTAATATTGACCCCGTTAGGCAGTATCAGCGAAGCGCCGTTAGTCAGCGTCAACACGCCGTCAAACACTACGGTGCGTGAGCTGCCCTGGGCCAGGGTAACAGCCGTAATCGCGGTCGTACCCGTAACGTGAACGTAGTTACCCGCGGCGGAGCCTAGATCCACAGTGCTAGCGCTGGCTATGGC